TGTCTACTGAATGCATCCAACCCAAGAGGGCTTCTGGATATTGTTCGATGGCTGCGAATAGCTTCACAAAGTACAGCCGTGATTTAACTGTTCCGCCGAGGTCCTTGAGGAAGGCCGCAGAGGAATGGAACTTGGTGTGTGCTACAAAGTAACGGCGCTCACCCTCCTCCAGCGCGATGCTATTCTCATAGTTGGTGAACGCCAGGAAGCTCGCGGTGGCGTCCTCGTTCACTGAATCGTTGCCCTTGCGGTGTACATCGACCACATCGTTGGTGATCGCTGCTTTCAGCGCGTTCATTATCTCCCACTTGCGCACGCCATCCACCTTGAGCTCTTCAATGACGTTGACCTGCGCGCCCACGCACCATCCGTTGAACGTCGTATGCGAGAGAGCGGCCGGCCCTATGTCCCGCACGTTCCGTTCGCCGAGGACGTGGCGCAGCAGCGACGCTATGAAGCTCTTTCCTATGCCTTTTGGTCCGACGATCGTGTAGCACCAACGCACCCGATCGCCGGTGCTGCGGATTATGTAACTGAGGAACTGCTTGAGTAGCGTTGTACGCTCTGGGCCAAGTAACCAAGTGAAGTGGTTGTCCACTAACTGTACCGCAGCAGTGTCCTCGTCAGACCAGAGCAGCGGATCTTTGGGCTCCAGACCAGGCTTAATATACGTGTTGACCCATCGCGCGTCGTAGCGGTAGAACAGCTCAGGCTCTCCTGGCGCGTAGCGTTTGCCAGATACCTTCTCAATCATGTCACAGTTGAGCACGAGGTCGCTGGGCTTGTAGATCGGTGCTATGATACCCTGGGCGCGTCGGATCGGGGTCACCAGACGGCTGCCGTAGTTCGCGTCAAAGACCATCGGCCCGAGGCTCTGGCCATTGTCCTTATTGTAGAACTGGCCTTGGCGGTTGTCGTGTACATAAACGTACGGTGTGAACCAACCATCCTTGTCGGCTAGTTCCTTTGCTCGCTTCTCCCGCTCACCAGCGTCACTCAGCATGTTCTTAGCGGTCTTGGCGTCCAGTTTCTTCTTGGACGGGTTTATGCGCGCGAAGGCTTCCTGATATGAGTCCTCTAGCTGCTCTCTCGTAGCCTCAAACAACTCAGTGGTTCGTATGCGCTCAGCGACGATGTCCAATTCATCGTTGGCTATGACGTCCGCTAGTTCCTTCTCGAACTGACGTAAGAGGCGCTGATCCTTATTACGTATGTCAGTGCGTTCGGCCGCAGGAGGAACTACCGGAGGATTGTACCCGCCGTCCTTCGCCAGCTTGAAGATCGATCTGAACGTGACCTTCTTTACACCCGGCTTGAGATCGAAATGATCCCACTGATACCGACATTTGTTGAGACCTGGATAGAGGTCGATGGATTGCTCAGACCATCTGTTGTACAGATCAAACCCATCGTCGCCGAACTGAATCTTCAGCGCTTGGCCGACGATCACCCATTGCTCTCTGGAACAGTCCGGAGAGATAAAGCCCAGAAGCTCTTCAGCGCGGTCCAGAGTTACGTCGGGCAGGACTTCGTTGCCTTCCAGGAGGAAGTTACGCTTGGCGCTGTTCGACTCGCCCAGGAAGTCCACCCAGGCTTTGGGTAGGCTCGCTGGTTCCGCATCCTCGTCTATCCACGAGTATTGTTTGCCGCTGACGTGGCGGCTGGGGGGCATTACCGACTGGCCGCCCTCGCTTCGTACGTCGATGCCAGTGGACCGATCGTCAGGCGTGAACAGGAGCTTGGCGCCTACATTCTGAGCCGTTCGGACTCGGACGCCGGCTGGATACCTATAAAGGCGGTGGGTGCCTCCTCCCCCTGAGCGGAATGATAGAGTAGCGGGAAGAGGCCCCAGCAGCTTCTCTAATCGACCTAGATTCACCTCACCGCTGTTCTTCAGATCCGTTTCAATATCAACAAGCCCAGTTTGACTACCGAACACGACCCCAATATTCATCGTTGGCCATTGAGAGGTCCAACTAGCTATAACCTCCGCGTCAGTCGTACCATCGTCAGCCCAACCCCCTATTCGCGGATGCTTACCTACCGCCGTACAATCTTCTTTACCACATGAACATTTCTTTCCAATCGGTGAATGAATCGGGATTACCCGCCACCCTCGTAACGCATAGTCTATCGCCTTGTTCGTCGTCAACATAGTTTCGTCCTTTCCCTAGGGCCGCTGACTTTAATCGCCCCGTAATTGAACGAAACTGAAATCCAGAACGGCTTCATAAGAGCCTAGAAAGGGCTGAAAGAGGGATGAAAGGGCCTACCGATTGGCCTGGGAGGCTCGCTGAAGGGGTCTATTATTAGAGAATCATAAGAGAAAAGGAGGCTGAGAGCATAATAAGTTAGAAAAGTGAAAATATCGAAAATCCACAGGTTTCGAGTGATATACTCTCTTCCGATTCGCGGGGTGAAAAAGTAGTTTTCCAGTAGAAACCTGTGTGATATTATGCTTGAAAATAAGATTACACAGCTCTGGTTGGTGTAATCGTTTTCTAAGTTTCCGATTTTTAGATAAAGCTGTTGGATAATCCACGTAGAATTATTTTCTCGCAATAAGTTTTAGAGCTTTTCTTTGCTTTCACGATGGAGAAGAGAGTGCGATGAGTTTTAGGCCCGGCAGCACTCTCTTTCGATGATTGAAATACTCTCTTCCGATGGGAAAGAGAGTACGATGAAATCCCCAGTAAAAATAATGGTTACTACCACGCACTCTCTTCTAGTTATATTTAGAAATTGATCTAGTCTTAAAAAGTAGTAAAGTTATAAGTCCTGTAAAACTGTGCATATCATAAGAATATAAAAAATATATCCTATAAAGGGAATCCGCGGTGTACTAGAAGAGAGTGCGTGGTAGTAACCATTATTTTTACTGGGGAAAATCGACTTTTCATAAATAATCGAAAGAGAGTATACAGCGAAACCTGTGTATAATTTCGGAGGCTGTAAAACGGATGAAGTTTGTTTTTCCGGTTTCTATTATCTCAAACTTGTTTCGCTGCTCATCAACCCTATCGTCAGAGGCATGAAGATGATCTGCCCCATAAATAAGCCGATGATTGAGAAATGCGCTAAGCTCGCAGAGAAGGGGATACCCTGGAATCTGGTTTGCCCGGTCGGAGTATCGTCTCATCAGATGCGTAACTGGATCAAGACCGGCCGAGAGATGAATGATAACATGATTGAGTTCGGCGAATACCCGAAGGGGAGCACTAAGCTTCAATGGATGTGTCATGAGCTCTATCTCGCGCTGGGTGAGGCGCATAAGAAGTTCGTGATCAAACACGTCTCGCGTCTCGATAAGGCCAGCGCCAAGACCTGGGTCGTCTCCCTCAAGCTCCTTGAGATGCGCGAGCGCGAAGGGTTCGGTAAGGCAATCCAGATCGATGAGCAGCGCGCCTCTCCCGGAGACAAACAGGGTGAGGCAAGCATAACGATTACCCTGCCGGACAACGGTCGTGGATGACGCTATCGTTATTGGCCCTCAGCCTGGGCCTCAGACGCAGTTCCTGTCTACCTCGGCGGACATAGCTATATATGGAGGCGCTGCTGGCGGTGGGAAGTCCTACGGTCTATTGCTCGAACCTCTTCGCCACGTCAACAAGCCTGGTTTTGGCGCTGTCATTTTTCGTAGGACCTTCCCTGAGATCAAGAACGCAGGAGGACTTTGGCCCACGTCAACTATGATCTACCCGTACGCGGGAGGGATGCCGATTGAGTCGGCTATTAAATGGAAGTGGAAGTCAGGCGCCACTATAGCTATGTCGCATCTTCAGCATGAAATGGATAAGCTGAAGTGGCAAGGTTCTCAGCTCGCGTACGAGGGTTGGGACGAGTTGACGCATTTCACTCGTGAGACATTCTTCTATCTCCTCTCAAGAAATAGATCAACGTGCGGAGTGAAGCCATACGTTCGGGCCACTTGCAATCCTGATCCTGACTCGTGGGTCGCTGAGTTTATTGCTTGGTGGATTGATCAGGAGACCGGTCTACCTATTCCTGAGCGAAGCGGAGTTGTCAGGTGGTTCATATCAAAAGGCGATGATCTGATTTGGGGTGATTCAAAGGATGAGCTTATCGCAACTGAAGGTCCTCCTGGGCGATTCGCAAAGTCAGTAACATTCATATCTGCTAAGTTGTCGGACAACCCAGCTTTGACTTCTGTTGATCCTACCTACGAGGCAACGCTCAACTCATTAACGTACGTTGATCGTCAGCGGTTGCTTCTTGGTAATTGGAAAGTCAAACCCTCGGCTGGTATGTGCTTCCGCAGAGAGTGGTTCAAGATTGTACGTGCTGCGCCGGCCGGAACTGTTTGGACGAGATCTTGGGATAGAGCTGGAACTGTCAAAACAATTAACTCACCTGACCCTGACTGGACGGTAGGCACCAAAATAGGTAGATGCCCTGACGGAACATTCATCATTGGTGACGTTGTACGTCTGCGCGAATCGCCTATGAATGTTGATAAGGCTGTCTTGAATACTGCTACTCAAGACGGTGTTGAGGTGAGAATCGTTATACAACAAGATCCAGGCTCAGCGGGTATCGCTGATGTACAGAACCTCGCCAGGCTTTTAGCAGGTTACTACGTTATCATTCGTCGTCCAACCCAGAACAAATGGGGACGCGCCAAGCCTCTTGCCTCTCAAGCGGAGGCGGGTAACGTATCGCTATTGCAAGGAGCTTGGAACAATGTGTTTCTTGATGAGTGTCAATCGTTTGTCGATGAAGACTGCGTCAAAGCTCCTCCAGGTTATCATGACGACCAAGTTGACGCAACTTCAGAAGGCTTCAACGTGATTGCTAATACACACAACCCAAGGATCAGCTAATGGCCTTTGAAACCAAATCACCGATCAAAGGCGTCAGCCCTGAAGCGAAGATGAATGACAATCACGACGAGCGGGGGAGGTTCAGTTCTGGGGGAGGCGTCGCTGGTTCCGAACGCATCGGCGGTACGGGAATGCCGCATCCAAACGGAAACAATTTGGTAGTATACACCACTCATGACTTCTCAAAAGAGGGTATGAAGGTTGCTAAGGCCGCCGCTGACGCGCACGCAGCGTCCCAGGGTTTCAAAATGCATACAAGCTCTGGATTCGCAAACAAGCGAGCTGACGTTGCGAGTTTACCTGGTGTAGCAAAAGCTCCGTCCAATCACACTCATGTGACTGTTCACAACTACAAGAAGTGAATCAATGTCATTCCTATCGCGCCTCGCGTCTGTCTTCTCCACGGAAACAAAAGCGTCAGCCGTTGGGCGATTCTTTGGTATGCTCAATCCTGGGCAACCTGTATGGAGTGATCGCAAGGCTGACACGTTCGCCGAGGCCGCGTACAAACTGAATGTGGTCGGCTTTCAGGTCATTCAGCGCCTCGCGCGTAGCATGGCGCGCGTGCCTATTTGTTTGTACCAGGGCGACGAAGAGGTTGAAGATCCAAATCACCCGGTGTTGAAGCGGTTGCGTAACCCCAACCCTATGGAGAAGGGTGCTGCGTTCTTTGAGAAGCACTACAGCTATTATTTGCTGACTGGCAACTCGTACATAGAAGGTGTTCCTGGAGGTGATGACGGCGTACCTCAAGAGCTATGGTCACTTCGCCCGAGCCGCGTGCAGATCGTTCCTTCAAAGGATGGGACTGTCGCCGAGTACATCTACAAGTTGAACGGCGCTGAGCATCGTTACAAGATGGACCCCGTGACGATGTCCGGTCAGATCCTCCATGTTAAGACGTTCAACCCGCTGGATGACTGGTATGGTATGTCGCCGGCTCAGGCCGCTGGCATGTCGATCGATACGCACAACGAGTCCAGCGCATGGTGCAAATCGCTGCTTCAGAATGGCGCGTCACCCTCTGGTGCTTTCGTGTATGAGCCAGAAGGTACTGTCGGGGCTGCGCTGACTGAATCTCAGCGCGCTGATCTGCGTCAATCGATCGATGACAAGATGGCCGGTGGAAAGAATGCTGGCCGACCTCTGATCTTGGACGGAGGTTTGAAGTGGGAACCTATGGGTATGACGCCCAAGGACATGGATTGGCTTCAAGGCCGATTCAACAGCGCGCGAGAAATCGCTATGGCGTTCGGTACGCCGGCTCAGCTGCTCGGGATTCCAGGTGATAACACCTATGCGAACTATGAGGAAGCAAGGCTGGCCTACTTCCAGGAAACCGTGCTCCCGCTGCTTGAGTTGCATCTGGATGCGATGAATGCTTGGCTGCTTCCTTCGTTCGGTGAGGATCTGGTTCTTAAGATCGATGAGGACGAGGTTCCCGCGCTTCAACCTCTGCGCAAGATCAAGTGGGACGCGGTGACCAATGCGTCATTCCTCACGACCAATGAAAAGCGCGAGGCTCTTGGATACGACAAGATGCCGGATGAGCTTGCTGACAAGGTTCTTGTACCTAGTTCTGTTGTGTTCCTTGACGACGTAGGCGCTGAGGCTCAGGCCAAGGCTGACGCGATTGCGAATGGAACGACCAATCAGACCCCAGGCCTCCCTGGCAAGAAGCCTGTTGAAGACCCTCCAAAGATTCTTACCCTC